TGGTGTAGAAAAACAACTGGAGAAGTCGGGCCTGTTTGACAAGCTGAGTGGTCGCAAGATCAAATACGAAGTGATAAAAGGTGCTATGACTCCCATTGGTCTGTACTGCACATTGTACAAACATTCAGATCCTAACAATGTCTTGGTGTTTGACGACTGTGATTCGGTGTTCCAAGATGACTTGAGCTTGAACATTCTCAAGGCCGCCCTGGATTCAGGCAAGAAGCGTAGGATCTACTGGAACTCAGATTCGGCCATGTTGCGCCGTGAAGGTGTGCCTGATTGCTTTGACTTCAAGGGTGCCTGTATCTTCATCACCAATTTGCAGTTCAGCAATCTCAAAAGCAAGAAATTGCAAGACCATTTAGAGGCCTTACAGAGTCGTTGCCACTTCTTGGATCTTACACTCAACACCATGCGTGATCGTTTCTTGCGTATCAAGCAGATCTTCCGCCAAGGCCAACTGTTCAATGACTATGATTTCAGCCCGGAACAAGGTGACGAAATCCTGAACTTCATGGATGCCAACAAGGATCGCCTGCGTGAAATGAGCCTGCGTATGGCACTAAAAATTGCAGACTTGACCAAGGTCAGTGCCGACAACTGGAAGGCTCTAGCCGCAAGCACTTGCATGAAAAACTCATAATCGGTAGCTCCTGGGCAGTGGCAACACTGCCCATTTTACACAGGCACTTTGGTGCCTGTTTTTTTGATCTTGACCTTTTTAATATGTTATAATAACACATGATCCTGACTATTGATCTCGCTGATCTATCACTGCAATTTAGGGTATTGGAAACGCCCATAGCCCAATTATGGCTTGAACGCATGAGTCAGAGACATCCGTGGCCCATGGATGATCCCAAAAGATTTTACGGATTCAATACGCAAGAAGAAGACGAGCGAATTGCTTTGGCAAAAATACAAGAATGTGTACAAGGAATCAATGCCTGGCAACCTCTCATTGATCGTTCGTTGCACACAGTACACGATCAGGACACCTTAAATTATCTACACAACATTTTTGAACAATGGCATGGCTTGCTAGACCAACATCCGGTGCATCCAGAATATGGACCCGTACCTCCGGAGGTCAGACAACATCTGGCTAATTTAAATGTCAGTGTACACAGGTGTGAAAGTGCCGCACGTGGCAACCGTCCTAGATTTGTGTGTACTTGGTTCGGCATGCCAAAGACCAGAACTTTGCCTGTGGAGGTCATGAAACAATGCGGAACTTTGAATCCCAAGTTTGGTAGTGTATGTTTGAACTATGCCGAAATAGGCAAGACGCTGGAAGATCTTGCACAAGATCGTGATAACTACATCAGTGATGATGCGTTTCTACCTTTCAACCACTATTCGGCAGACTTCAATGTGCGCATGCACGAGGAAACAGCGGATTATGTGTCGGACAAATTGGTCAGGATGCAAGACTACTATAATCAGCACAGAGAATTTTTCTTTGATCAAGGGTTTACAACATTCCAGGATCCTAGACTTTTGCCATTGCGTTTTCCTGTGGCAGAACTCATTGAGACTCAACCCAGGAATCAATTAATGGAAACCATTAAACAAAATCAACACATTACACAAGTTACTTTAAAATGAGAACAGCAACAATTATAATCCGGGACGAAGTGAACATCAAAATAGAAGGACTTGAACTTGATGCTCGCCGTAGTTTAGTAAATGCATTTAAGTATGATGTTCCTGGTGCCAGATACTTGCCAGCTGTCAGACTTGGTCGTTGGGATGGCAAGGTGAGCTATTTCCAACTTGGTGGTAGTACTTATGTGAACCTGTTGCCAGAGATTATTCCCATACTGGAAAAATTCAACTATGACGTTGACTTGGATGATCAGCGTGACTATTCTACTACGTTTACTTTTGAAAAGGTAACTGAACAAACATTCAGTCATATTGCCTGGGGCCCAGGTCATCCCTTGGAAGGCCAACCAATGGCATTGCGTGACTATCAAGTTGACATCATCAACAACTTCCTTGAGAATCCACAATGCATCCAGGAGATTGCCACGGGTGCCGGTAAGACAGTTATCACAGCCGCATTATCAAATGCCGTGGCACCTTATGGTAGGACCATTGTTATTGTGCCCAACAAGAGCTTGGTAACGCAAACAGAAAAAGACTACATCAACATGCAACAGGATGTTGGTGTTTACTTTGGTGATCGCAAGGAGTGGGGTCGCCAACACACAATCTGCACCTGGCAAAGCCTGAATGTGCTGTTGAAGAACACAAAGAACAGTGTGGGCGATGTTACCATAGGTGAGTTCTTGGAAGATGTGGTATGCGTTATTGTTGACGAAGTGCATATGGCCAAGGCCGATGCACTCAAGAGCCTGCTCACAGGTGTCATGGCTAAAATACCCTTGCGTTGGGGACTCACAGGAACCATACCCAAAGAACCCTACGAGTCGCAAGCCTTGAAGTGTAGTCTTGGACCTGTGATCAATCAACTCAGTGCCAGCGAACTACAGGATCGTGGTGTATTGGCACAGTGTCATGTCAACGTAGTACAGTTGGTTGACCATGCCGAGTTCTCTAACTATCAAAGCGAACTGAAGTTCCTGTTAGAAGAACCCGACAGACTTAAGACCATAGCACAATTGATAGCACAGGTCAATGCCACTGGCAATACCTTGGTCCTGGTAGATCGTGTGGCCGCGGGTCATGCCTTGGTGGACCTGCTGGGAGACCAGGCAGTGTTTGTCAGTGGTGCCACCAAGGCCAAGGCAAGACAAGATGAATACGACGAAGTAGCAACCAGCACCGGCAAGATAATTGTTGCCACCTACGGTGTTGCTGCTGTGGGTATTAATTTGCCTAGGATTTTTAATCTGGTACTGGTTGAGCCTGGCAAGAGTTTTGTCCGTGTCATCCAATCCATCGGTCGAGGAATACGAAAAGCCGAAGACAAAGATCATGTGCAAATCTGGGATGTGACTAGCACCTGTAAATTTGCCAAAAGACATCTAACCAAACGCAAAACATTTTATCGCGAAGCTAACTATCCCTTTACACAAGAGAAACTGGAATGGAAATAAAGGTTGCACTTGTGACAAAATATGTTATAATCAAAGTATGAGAATATTAACCTTGGACAACGAGCCATTTGAACTAGATCACCTTCCTGAGGAAGTGGATGACATGCGTTTTGCTATATTTGATAACAGCGATCCTAAGGATCCTGATTATCACTACATACCCTTGATCTTTTTGGAGAGCTTCACGGCGCCAGCTCTGGTGCTACGCATTGGCGAACATCGTGTACGGATGCCCGTGGACTGGCAGATCCTGATTGGAGAACCTGATCTGGGCGACCTAGAAGTGCTACCTTTGACAGCCATCAACGATCGTGGATTCAAGGCATTCCAGTTCAACCCACTCACGAGTTTTAGACCCAGTTTCCTGGATGTGGAAATCATTGATGTGTATCAGGAGGTCACTTGGTATGCGCCCAAACTTAAAAATGGCCAGATGCTGTGTGTGCCCATCAGTGAAGGTGCCAAGCCCGAATGTGTGTACTTTGTCAAAGATATCAGTCGCAACTGTGAAGTGGTCAACTATAATCAGGCCTGGTAGTGGACAAGCTCAGTATACAAAATGAAATGGCCCAGTTTGATCGCAAGAACCGTGAGTTCTATGACAGCCTTACCGATGAAGAACGCAAGAAGTTCAGTAACTATCTCATGATTCGTTGGGGCAGCGCAGTTCAAGGTTCGAGAGACTTGCAAGAGTTTTATGTGATCGCCACCAACGAGCGATTAAACAAAAGATTTTTCGACATCAATCGACATCCTCGCTTGCAGTGGCTCACAGCTACCACAGTCAGCCCTGGACTGGGCACACAACGTCATCCGTGGATCGCTCCAAAGAAACGAGAAGCCGGTGTCAGCGGGGTTAAAAAACAATTGGCTGAAATGTATCCGCATTTAAAAGATGATGAAGTGGAATTGATGAGTCGAATCAATACCAAAAAAGACATAGATGCTTACTTGAAAGCCAGCGGACAAGACGCAAAAAAATGACCTATACCTGTCAGTATTGTAAAAAGGACTTTGTGAGAGAAGCCAGCCTTGCTGTGCATTCTTGCGAACCACGCAGACGCAGACAGGAACGAAATGAAGCAGGAGTCAGGTTGGGCTTTAATGCTTATCTCAAGTTTTATGAACTCACACAAGGATCGGCTCGTCTCAAAACTTACGATGACTTTTGCGAAAGTCCGTACTACAGAGCCTTTGTTAAATTTGGTAGATATTGTGTGGACGTAAAGACGGTAAATCCAGCTAGATTCACTGAGTGGTTGTTGAAGAACAATAAAAAAATTGATCGCTGGTGCACCGATGTCATGTACACCGAATATCTTGTTGATTACTTGCGGGTGGAAAATGTCAACGATGCCTTGGCCCGTGCCATGGAATTTGCGATTAGTTGGAGTGAGGAAACTGGTAATCCAACCCAAGATTGTCTGCGGTATGGC